TTTAATATATGGAGCAAAAGGAAGTAATAGTAGAACAAAGATCTGCCGAATGGTTTAACATGCGGTTAGGAAAAATCACCTCCTCTGAAATCAGTAAGATTATGGGGCAAGAAGGTAAGTTAAGTGACGGAGCAAAGACCTACTTACTAGAAAAAGTAGCAGAGCTTTTAGGGGGAGCATCACAACCGCAAGGAATGAGTAAGCCTGCCGCATTAGAATGGGGTACCGAATTAGAGCCCATTGCTATTGAATTTTACGAAAAGAAAACTAAAACTAAAGTAAAAGAGGCATCTTTCTTCGTTTATAACGAATATTATGGAGGATCTCCTGACGGTTTAGTAGGTGATGATGGAATTATTGAAGTAAAATGTCCGTTTACATTTGTAAACCATTTTAAACATGGATTAATCAAATCAGCAGAAGACTTTAAGAAAGCTAAGCCAGAATACTACTGGCAATGTGTTTCTAATATGTTAGCAACAGGAGCTAAATGGTGTGACTTTGTTAGCTTTGATCCACGTGTAAATCCTGACTATATCATGTTTATCTACCGATTAGAAAGAGATGAGAAGGAGATAGAACTGCTATTAACTCGATTAGAGTTAGCAAACCAGTATATGAATGAATTAAAAGAAACATTTAAGAATCTGGTATAAGTCATATATTTATTAGTATGACAAAGTTTACTAATTTAGGAAGTATTTTAGCAGAAGAGGTCTTGAACGAACCGGGTATATGTTTCTATCCTGCTCGATTCAAGATCCCTCATTTAGGGCATTGGAATGCAGTTATTGATTTAACCCATAGAAACTACATTAAAAAAGTAATAATTCTTATTTCTCCCAAGGAAGTTGATGGTATTACACAGGAAGATAGTTATAAAATTTGGGAAATCTTTTTAAAAGCCTCACCTAATACAAAAATACAAATCCAAAAATCCACAGAAGACTCTCCTGTTAAGGACGTATATGCATATATTGCCAAGCATCCCTTAGATAAAGCAGTTTACCTAGCTTATAACGAAGGAGAGGATGATGATCCGGGCTACGCAGAGTCTTTACAAAAAGCATTTGGAAATAAAGTAAAGCGAATAGCAGTGCAAGATAAAGCAGGAGATATCACATCTCCTAAGGTACGAGATATGCTATCGGCAGGAGATTACGATGGATATAGTAAAGCCATACCACCAGTAGTAATACAAAAAGGATATGGAGATGATATTTTTAAGCTAGTAGCACCTCATGCAAAAGAAACTGAAGATCAATTAACAGAGGCAGCCTTTCCTCAACCAATGTCTTATAGAGATAAGTTGGATAAGTTTGTAAAATTTGTAGTAGAGTCTTTAGGAATCACCCAAGTACCTGAAGTGGAGTATATCTCTACCTTAGATTTTACCCAAGAGCAGCGTAGCTTTGGAGGTTACATTCCAGGCAATAATTCAATTTTAGTAGTAGTAGCTAATAGAAACTTAGCAGATATCATGAGATCTTTGGCACATGAATTAGTTCATGCACGTCAAAATCAAGATGGTGGCTTATCAGCAGAGCAGGGTGAAACAGGGTCAGATATAGAGAATCAAGCAAATGCAGTAGCAGGGGTAATTATGCGAAACTACGGCAAACTTGAGCCAAGTATTTACTTAGATTTTATAGCAGCAGATCAGCCAACCGTTAGAGAATCCCTCTTAGAAAATTTATCAGTTATAAATGATGAAAGAGGTGAGATTGTAAGAGCAGCAGAGGAAGAAGGTATCGATGAAATGGATCTAACAGATGCATTTAGAAGAGGAAAAGTTATTGAATTAACAGATTCAATTTGGTCCCAAATAGAGAACACAGACTCCTACGACATACAAAGTAGAGAAGAGGCAATAGCTTTGGCTAAAGAGTATGGTAAGGATTGGGAGCCTATCGATCAAGCTGTTAAGACTGGGCAAGAGTTGCCACTACCCATGGTACTAAAGCACAACAATCGCTTAACTCTAGTGGGAGGTAACACAAGATTAATGTTTTACAGAGCTTATAACAAATACCCAGAAGTGCTTTTAGCAACTATTTCGGATATTAATTAATAAAAATAAAAATTAGTTATGGATAACTTGAAGAAAGAATTCAAGCATAGGGATGTTAATCGTATGAGAAACATCTTAACAGGTAACACCGGAGCAGCAACTCAAGTAGGTGTTGGTTATGAAACAGAAAAGAGGGAGTATGTAGAAGGAGATGTGTGGGAGGAAGGCGGCAAGCAATGGACAATTAAGAATGGTCTAAAGCAAACCGTAACTAAGCTAGATGAGATCAAAAAACTATATAGCTTACCGTATGCATGCCCGTGTTGTAAAAAATCGTTTAAGGACACTCCTACAAATCGTAAGATGTGGTCAATACATAGAATGTGTCTTGATTGCGTTATTGATATGGAGGCGAAGTTAAAGATTGAAGGCAAGTACGAGGAGTACGAGAAGCGAATGATGAATGCCAACAAAAATGCTATGGTCACTGACCTAGAGGCGGCTCTGGAAGGGTGGTTAAATAGCAATAATACCTTCGTTACTGAGCAAGGAGATGTAGAGAGTTGGGGTAAGAAAGTAGGTAATGATCAGGATACTGAGCAGTTTAGAGAGCTTCTAAAAACACTAAAAGATACAGAAATCTAACTATTTATAATTAAAAATAATTCAATCATGCCATTCAAAAGCCAGGCCCAAAAAGGATATATGTTCGCAAACGAACCTAAAATTGCTATGAAATGGGCAAAAGAAACTCCTAATATGAAAGATTTACCTCAACGTGCAGAGCAGTACACAGAGAACCCTCCAATGGGACAACCTCAACAACCGCAAGAATTACACAGTGATTTAGATTTCTTTGTGGTTACCATGCCGATGGATCACACTGCTAAAGTATCTGACTTAGTTCAACAACACAATCCTATTTCTTTTGCACAGGCATGTCAAGAAGGATCTTGTAACATGCACGAATGTTCAGGATTCTATATGGAAGAAGGCGATGCTCATCAACATGCATACAACTTAGTAAAAGGTTTATATGAATCTGCTAAAGCATTAGAGGAGAAAAAAGAAACAGTTTCTGGTAAATTACAGAAGAAAATCGATCAATTAGATAAAGAAGCTCAGAAGCATTTAAAAATGGCTAAGCAAGATGTTGACAATAAAGAAAAACATCGTGCAGCAGCTAAAGCATTGCTAGATCAAATCGAGCAATTAGAATCAAAACATAAAGTAGTTTCAGGTTCTAAGAAAGAATTGCAACCATTAGAGGAGTTTGAAATGCCTAAGGCTAAAAAAGCTAAGAAATAATGGAAGAAAAAATATTCACAAACTTTATTGGGACTTTATTACAGAGTCAAATTCAATCAAAGATCTATCACTGGCAAGTTTTAGAGGAAGGATCTTATGCTGCTCACATAGCATTAGGGGATTATTATGATGCTATAGGTGATTTTGCTGACAGCTTGGTAGAGTCATTCCAAGGAAGATACGGCATAGTAAGAAGCTTTAAACCTTTTTCAGCATTTAAAGAAGACAACAACCCAGTTCCATATTTTGAGGCATTAAGAAAGTATGTAGAAGTCAATAGATATAACTTCACACAGGACACCTATATTCAAAATCAAATAGATGAGGTTGTTAAGTTAATTGAGACAACTTTATACAAGTTAAAAAATCTACGATAATGGCTTGCTGGAGGGGATACAAACAAGTTGGAATGAAAATGAAAGACGGAAGACCTGTCCCAAACTGTGTACCTATTAACGAAGATGAAACGGATGAGTATTGCCCAAAATGCTTAGCAGAGACTTTGCTTGAGTATGAACATAAATTAGAAGAGGCTGAGTATCAAGGACGTAAAGTACCTTTAGGAAAACCTATGAGGGGAGACGTTAAAAAGTTTAAAGTTTATGTTAAGAATGCAAAGGGAAATGTAATTAAAGTTAATTTCGGGCAAAAAGGAATGTCGATCAAGAAAGACAACCCAGAAAGACGTAGATCCTTCAGAGCAAGGCATAAGTGTGATACAGCAAAAGATAGAACTTCTCCAAGATATTGGAGCTGCCGTAAGTGGTAAATTTAAACAACCTAGTATGTTTTACGTGTATGTATATTTACGGGAAGATAATACTCCTTACTATATTGGGAAGGGGAAAAATAACCGTGCCTATGTACCACACTTACGAGAAATAAAACCAAATGTGCGTATCGATTTAAAACCAAAAGACTCAACACGAATTAAAATTTTGGAATATTTTGAGCAAGAATTAGATGCTTTAGCATATGAGTCTAGTTTAATAAAAAATACTCCAAATATAGTAAACTTAATGGAAGGAGGAAAGCAACCACCATCTCAAAAAGGAGTAAAGCGAAGCTTGGAAACCAAAAGACTACAATCGAGTATTGCTAAGAAGAGGTTTTCCACCACACCAGGAACCATGTTAGGTAAAAAATTAATTGAGAGTCAAGTAGCTAAAATATCATACAAGGTTGAAACGCCGTTGGGCATTTTTATATCCTCAGTAAGAGCAGCTGAAGCCCATAAAGTAAATCAGCAAACTATAATTAATCGATGCAAAAGCACAAGTAATAAGTTTTCAGATTATAGAATATTAGAAACCGGACAAAAATATGATTAATATGAAACCTTTCTTAATAGACATTGTAAATGATCATGTAGCAAATACTCTTGGAGCAGCAACTCTTGGAGTTTCCTTTGTTAATAGTTTGTTTCAAGTAATGAACCCAATCCTGACAGGACTATTCTACATTGGTTCCATTGTATGGTTAGGGGTGCAGATATACTACAAAATCAGATATAGAAAATAAATGTCAATCGTATATAGACATGTTAGGTTAGATACTAATGAAGTGTTTTACATTGGAATAGGTAGACAAGATTCTAGAGCTTACACTGTGACAAACAGAAGTCAACACTGGAAGAATGTAATTAGTAAATCTGAATATAAGATTGAAATTTTATTTGACGATATTTCATGGCAAGAAGCTTGTGAAAAAGAGAAGGAGCTGATTAACCTGTATGGGCGAAGAGATTTAGGGTTAGGCACGTTAATTAATAGGACAGACGGAGGAGATGGGCACTGTGGACCTAAATCTCAAGAGCATATAGAAAAGATAAGAAATGCTCATATTGGAAAAAAGAGACCTTCCATATCAGAAGAACATAAGAAAGCTATAAGTAACGCAAATAAAGGAAAGTCTACTTGGAATAAAGGAATTTCCTTTAATAAAGGAAAAATTATATCAGAAGAAGTTAGAGAGAGAATAAGTAAGACTTTAACAGGAAGAAAGAGAAATCCTCGTAGTGAGGAAACTAAGCAAAAAATAAGAGAGTCCTTGCTAAACAGAAATAAAAAGTAATTGGTATGTTGAACATCTACAAGTTAATTGAGCACATAGTACATAATTTAGTACCCCTGAATGAATATTCGGAAGGTATGATGAAGAAGCTTATCGACCAGTTTAAAGAAGAAGCTGATGATTTTAATATAGAAATCAGTGATACGCTATTAACAAAGTATATTAAGCAATTTGACAATGCCAAGCAAAATCTACCAGCAGATGATAGAGATATCACTAAGTGGTCTTTAAAAAGATTAATGCGCTATGCATCTAACATGACAGGAGAGGACGAAGATGAAGAATGGGATCCAGGTTTAGATGTAATATACGATAGTAACGATGGTAATGTTACTGTTTGGAATGGTAATACAGAGGATAGATGTATTCGGTATGCTCAGGGAGAATCTCCTTGGTGTATTGGTCGTGGATCGTTTAGAACTTATCATTTAAGTAAGGATAGAGGATATCCTACATTCTATCTTTTACGTAATAGAAGCTTGGATCAATCTGATTATAAGAATAGCTTCATTGCTCTTCAAGTAAGAGATCCAGAAATGATGAGACCCAATCGTCAGTACGTTTACACAAACCGTAACAACAGTCCATACGAATCAGACCCAATGTCATGGGAAGAGTTTACACGTAAAGTAAAATGGGTAGATCAATTAATTCCAAATGCAAAAGAAATATTAAAGTACCAACCTTTATCACCCGCTGATAAGAAAGGTTTAAATGCTAACAACGCTATTAATATAGATGTTTGGAAAAGCCTACCCTTAAATCAGAAAAAGGATTTCTTAGCAATGAGAGGGCAGTATGGTATGATTAACAGTATGGATAATACCGAGTTCCTAAAAAAGTTTATAGCACCGGTGCCTGCGTTATCTGACTACGTTACGACTAATCCTGAAATATTTACAGTATATCAAAAACTTAGAGTATTTGATGACTTCAATAAGTCAGGTCAAAAATCAATTCTTGCAAATATGCGAACCATTGATTACGACCAACTCTATTTAGATAATCTATCTTGGAAACTAAAGCAGCTTATCACTTATAAAAATAAGTGGGGGGCACCCAGTGATAGATCCATTTTCTTAGCAGATAACGATACAAAGATCGTTGATTTGAAAGTTAGTGACTCTTCTATCTCTTTAGGGGTTGTTACTGAGCATGAGGAGTATAAAGGGTTACCTTTTAACAAAAGAACTCTAAAATTCATCGAACAAGCTCCTATCTTAACCAGCCTGAACAATATAAGTGTTATATCAGTACTTGCAGGCTTGAGCTCAGAGGTAGATAAAAAGCTTCTAACGGCTTTGGAAGCTGGAACTGAGAGTGGTGTATTCAAACCTAAAACAGTAGGAGGCCACCAAATTTATCTAGGAGGTAATAGTATACTTGCAGTTAAAGATGGTAAGATTAGTAAGATGACTGCTGATGAGTATGACGAGCTACGTCATACAGAGGCAGGAGAAGGTGCTAATGAAGAAGCTATGCAAGAGCTTACAAAAGCATTAGATGAGCTAAGAAGTATAGATCCAGAAGAAACTACAAAGCGTGCATTATATGCAGCAGTTGAAGCAACACCTATCCAAGACAGACCTAAAGCAGGTGGAGGCAGCTACCCAGGCCCATTACTATATGATAAAGATGAGGATTTAATATTCATAAAGAGTCGTAAGGCTTCTATCTATACGTCTCTTCAATTTGGTGGTAAGAATGAAGGAGCCTGGTATAGAATTTATGGCGGTAGATTAATGCCACCATCGGCCTGGCCAATTTACTTCGAAGCTTTGGAGGATACATACGGCCCAAGAGAAGTTTATAAATTAATTGCTGACAGCATAGACAGCTCAGATACAACTTTCAATACTATAAAAGCTGCTATTGATGCAGGAATCCCTACCGACGAAGAGTTTAATCGTGGGTTTAGAGTAACTGCAGATAATGATACCATTACTTTCTTAAATTTAAACGATCGTACTGATAGCAAAATATGGACAAGAGGCGCTGGAAGTGCACGTGCAATACCTCAAACAACCTACAATCAGTTAGTAAGAGCTGCAACAGGACAACCTGAACGAGCAAGACCAACAAGAAACCAAGATGAAGAGCCAGCAGCACAACAGCCAGCTCAAGCATTACCTGAGTTTGTACCAAATGTTGTAGCAGAGGTTTTGATAGACTATATAGATAACAGTATAGGAACTAGCTTCAACAATCTACCAGCTAACGTAAAAGCTCGCTTACAGCAAGGAGCTCAGACAGTTGATACTTCAGAACGTGGAGCAAGATTGAGGAATCAGCTTTTAGGAAATAGAGGAGATGTTAGTACAGCTTTACGTCTAGCAGGAAGAAGCAGCGCTGCTTATATAATAAGACTTAACTCTGGTACCAAAGTTATATCAATAGCAATGCAACCGGGAAATATTCAAGGTCTTATAACAGCAGATGGATTTCTTAGAATGGGATCTGCAAACGATTTAGTAGCTGCTTTAGATAATGAGAACCTTTCTGAAGACTTAAAGCAAGTATACATTAGAGAATTCTTAGTTGCAAACCCATCAATGAAGAATGAAGTAAAAGCTCATTTACAAAAACGTTTAGCAGAAAGAAAGAAACCAAAAGCTAATCCGGTAGAAGCTCTAATCCGTGAGGCAGTTATAGAATTGTTAAATAAGAAGTAGGCAACTATTTATATAAAAGATTAACAAATGGATATTAATAAACTAAAAGGGCACATTCCTCAAAATGTGATCGATCAGTTACCAGATACAATTGCTAAGTTTCAATTGAATACACCGTTGCGTTTAGCACACTTCTTGGCACAAGCAGGTCATGAAAGTGGTGGTTTCCGTGTAACAAAAGAAAACTTAAACTACTCAGCAAAGGGTTTAAGAGGTATTTTCAAAAAGTATTTTCCAACAGACGCTAAAGCTAATGAATATGCAAGAAAACCTGAAAAGATTGCGAACTTGGTATACGGTAACCGGATGGGAAATGGTCCAGAAGCTTCAGGTGATGGAGCTAAGTATTGCGGTCGTGGCTACATTCAATTAACTGGTAAGACAAACTATCAAGCATTTGGTAAAGCTATCAACGAAGATCTTACAAAAGATCCTACAGTAGTAGCTGGAAAGTATGCAATGTTATCAGCTGCTTGGTTCTTTACTGTAAATAAATTACATATTATAGCAGATCAAGGAGCTTCTGACGAAGTTGTAACCAAAATAACTAAGCGAGTTAATGGTGGTACTATTGGAATTGAAGACCGCAAGAAACACTTCAAAGAATACTACAATCTACTAAAGTAGAAATCTATTTATAGTATATGAATTATAAAAAGGTTTATGATAGTTTAATGGTTTCAAGATTTGATCAAAAAGAGCAAAGACTAAACCAAAAAAAGAATGGTGATTATTTTGAAGTTCATCACATAGTACCAAAATGGTTAGGAGGAGAAGGTAAGAATTACCAACAAAAGTCACATCCTAATTTAGTACTACTAACAGCCAGAGAGCATTTTTTAGCACATTGGCTATTATACAGTGAATATAGAGATAGAAAATCAGCAATGGCTTTCTTTTCAATGATTAGAAAAACAAAAGATCAAAATAGAATCACAAGCTCAAAAGGTTTTGAAATAGCTAGAACTGCTTTTGTAGAGACACAGAAGGGAAACACTTATGGAAAAGGTCACACAAAAGTTATTTCAGAAGAACAAAAAGCATCACAACGAGCTGCAATGCTTGGAAGGTTTGTAGGAGATTTAAATAACGCAAAAAAACCAGAAGCAAGACTAAAAATTAGTTTAGCACTATCTGGAGTCGAAAAAAGTTTAGACCATAAGCAAAAGTTGCGAGTAGCAATACAAAGCCTGCCCAAAATAAAGTGTGAGTGGTGCAATAAAGAAAACGATTCAAGAAACCATAAAAGGTGGCATGGAGATAATTGTAAATTAAAGTAATGGAAAGTAAAAATAAAGTTCCTGGGAATTACGAAGTATTAGCAATCCAACAAGCAGGTAAGAAGAAACTTGCAGTAGAAGGAACAAATCCTCACGTAGAGGCTTTCATAAAAGCGTGCAGAGATATAGCCAATAAACTAAACCAGCAATAGTGGCAGATATTAGTAGCTTACAACAACTAGGAAAAAGATTAGATACACTAAAGAGTTTAGTATCTGAAGATTTAAAAAGCCACGGTTGGATTTTGGATAAACTACATCCTCTATTTGTAGAGTGTATACAAACCCAAGTAACCTCAAAACAAGAAGCGTTAATGATCCAAGAGTTGAATAAAGTAATAGAACCACTAATATCATATAGATTTAATAAACAATTTGAAGATAAAGTTCCTAATATGAGGCACACAGGATTAATCAAAGAAGCATTTAGACTTCAAACATTAGCAGGATTGAATCCTATTAATGAGTGCGGAGACTGTCAAAGATCCGGATATGGTGGACAGCCTGAACCGGAGACAAGAGACTTTACACATGGAGAAGATCACGAAGGCTCTATGGCAATGTCTGAACTAAAAAGTTTACAGTCAAACTCAAGCAGATTGATTAATCTTATAGGAGATAATGCGGAGTTACCAGGATGGGTTTCCTCTTATATTACATTAGCAGCAGACTATATGAGTAGTGTTGCTGACTATTTATCTAGTGAAGCAGACGAACAAACACATGGCTATTGATAAAAATGATTTCTTGAAAAAAATGGTGCGCGAAGTAGTTGTAGACTACTTAAAGCCTAAAGCACCTATGTTCAAGGAAGAAGGTAATGAGGAGGAGAAAGAAGCATCTTCTATTGCAAAAGGTGATGATATGGAGATCACAACAGCAAAAGATAAAGAACAACAATCTTTTGAGGAAGATCCAGTAAATTATATTCTCAAAAAGTATCCTTCTTTGACATCAACATTAACGATGTTAATGACAAAAGACTTTAAGGATTATATTACAGGTATCTACATTATTGCTCCAAAACCTACTACATTCAAGATAGTTTTACATAACGGTAATGAGTTCTTACTACGCTTTATGGGTAAGGCTTACCAAGCAACAGTTGCAGGTAAGAGATACTTTTTATTAACTTTAGGAGAAAAAGAAAGAGCTACTGTTGCAATTGCAAGATTACTTGAAACAGGTAACCCAATAACAGTAAAAGGACCAGACTCAGAAGAGACTTCTAAGGCAGGAGAACCAGAAGAGTGGTCAGAAGAGACTCCAGCAGAAACAGAAGAGGAGGAGACAACAGAATCATAAACAAACATTATTATGGCATTTGATTACGTAAAGTTTTTAACAGAAAACAAATTAACATTGACATCTCGTTTATCTGAGCGTGATGCAGCAGCACAAGACGTTCAATCTTGGGGAGATGAGACTGAAGACTTACCAGATGTGAAGTCTGCAGGAGCTTCAGATTCAATTAGAAAGAGTACCCTTAAAACAGGTAGAGATTCAAGCAAACTAGCTAAGTTAGTTAAGCAGAAGGATGAAATCCTAGCACAATATAAGTCAGGTGCTATTTCTTTAGATCAATATAGAACTAAGATAGGAAACATTCCACAACAAATCAAACAATTACGTGCTGCAACAGATCCAGCCAACGAACCTGAAGAGGATACTAAACCAGTTAAGGGAATGGATCAAGAGCCAGAAGAGGACGATGCAGCTTATACAGGAGACGATCAAGCACCAATCGATGATGAGCCTGTTTCATCATGGGATCAACCAGAAAACGACACAGAAGAAGAAATTTAATATGAAAAAGAACATTGTTATCGCAGTTTTAGCTGTCGCATTAGTAGCTAGCTTATTTTTTAATTTTGAAAGCACTCAAGATCACAAGCAATTCTTAACAGAAATGGCTAAACTTGATGCTCAGAATGATTCGTTGAAGACTCAAATTGAGGCAGAGGACCTTATTATTGAGAATTTAGAATTTAAAGAAGAGCAGTTGCACTACGAACTTGATCATCAAAAAGCAAAAGTTGTTGTGGTCGAGAAAGAAGTTGAAGTTGAAAAGAATAAAATTGATAACTTAGCTGAACATCAAATAGTAGAATTCTATAATGGTCGCTATCCTAAAGATACTTTAACAAATCCACTTCCAGTAGCGCAACCAGTACTAATTGCGGCAGCTAAAGATCTAGTAGAGTTAGACGGAGCTAAGAAGATAATTGCAGTAAAAGACTCAGCATTAACTATCCAAGATAGTAGATTGGCAGTCAAAGATGACATTATCAGCAAGTATGTAAGCAAAGAAGATAAGTACAAAACAATTATTTCAAATCAAGACATCCAGATTAACGGATGGAAAGGTGAGTACAATAAGTTAGAAATCAATTACAAAAAATTACAGTTCAAAAATAAATTTACAAGGGTTGCAGCAGGAGTCGTAGTAGGCGGTTTAGTCTACATGATGGTTGCAAATTAATAAAGGAAATGGACGAAAGTAGAAAGACCTTGCAGAAATGTAGGGTCTTTTTATGTTTATAACTATTTATATATATGAGTAATCAGAACATTAAAGAGGTAATTAAGCAAGAATTTATCAAATGTGCTAAGGACCCTGTCTATTTCATGAAGAAGTACTATTGGATTCAGCATCCACAGAGAGGCCGAATCAACTTCAATCTGTACCCCTTCCAAGAAAAAGTATTATATCAAATACAACATGGCGAATATCTAATTGTAAATAAGTCAAGACAGCTAGGTATATCTACATTATCCTCAGCATATTCATTGTGGATGATGCTATTTCATCAAGATAAGAACATTCTTTGTATTGCAACCAAGCAAGAGACAGCAAAGAACATGGTAACTAAGGTACGATTTGCATATGAGAACTTACCAAGTTGGTTGAAATTAAAAGCTACAGATAATAACAAACTAAGTTTAAAATTAGCTAACGGATCTCAAATCAAAGCAGTAGGTGCAACATCAGATGCAGGTCGTTCCGAGGCAGTATCATTACTTTTATTAGATGAGGCAGCCTTTATTCCAGGTATTGATGAAATCTTTACTGCAGCTCAACAAACATTAGCAACTGGAGGTCAGTGTATTGCAATATCAACTCCAAATGGTACAGGTAACTGGTTTCATAAAACATTTACAAGGGCACAGATTGGTGAGAATAAGTTTGTTCCACTAAGTTTACCTTGGACAGTTCACCCTGAAAGAGATCAATCATGGAGAGATCAACAAGATAAAGAGTTAGGTATAAGAGATGCAGCACAGGAGTGTGATTGTGACTTTACCACATCAGGTAATACAGTTATAGAACCATCAGTTCTTAATGTTCATGAGAAAAACATCTGCGAACCTATTGAAAAAAGATATTTAGATCGTAATTTATGGGTATGGGCATATCCAGATCCTATGAAGAGTTATGTGGTAGTAGCTGACGTTGCACGTGGAGATGGAGCTGACTTTTCAGCTTGTCATGTAATTGATGTTGAAAATGTAGAGCAAGTTGCTGAATATAAAGGTCAAATTGGTACAAGAGATTATGCAAACTTACTTATTTCGTTGGCAACTGAGTATAATGATGCACAACTTGTAGTTGAAAACGCAAGTATAGGGTGGGATGTTATACAAACTTTGATTGAAAGAAGCTATAGAAACCTATATTATTCTCCTAAATCAGCAGAGGCAATGTCAAATGTAGAAATGTATTTGACAAAATACGAGAATGGATCAGGAATGGTACCAGGATTCTCCAATAATCAGAAGACAAGACCTCTATGTGTTGCCAAGTTCCAATCCTATATGAATGATGGTACAGCAATTATGCACTCAGCACGATTGATGGAGGAGTGTAGAACCTTTATTTGGCATAATGGAAAAGCGCAAGCACAGGCACATTACAATGATGATTTAGTAATGAGTTGGGCAATTGGGTTGTTCCTTAGGGATACTTCGCTGAGATTCCGGGAAGCAGGTTTAGATTCTGCCAGGGCAGCACTGGGTGCAATGGGCGGAAGACAAGCAGGTCCACCAGCAATGTACACTAATAGAGGTGATTATGGACAAGTTAACCCATGGCAAATGCAGGATCCCCACGGCAATGCAGAGGACTTGTCATGGTTAATCTAATAAGAAAGTAAACTATTTATACTAATAGAATTAAAAAATGGCAGAAGCAACACCAGGAGGAAACCAAAACATTTTTAGTAACCTAAAAAGACTCTTCTCAACGGATGTAATCATCCGTAATGTGGGAGGAGATCAGATTAAGGTAATGGATACAGAACGTATTCAAACAAACGGTATTCTACAAACTAATGCCTTAGTAGATCGTTTTAGCAGAGTCTATACAACTTCCAACTCGTACGCAACACAGTTAAATACAAACTTGAACTATCAATCAATGAGAGTTCAGTTGTATGCTGATTACGAGTCAATGGATACAGAAGCCATCATCGCTTCAGCGTTAGATATCATTGCAGATGAGTGTACTTTAAAGAACGAACAGGGAGATATGCTTCAAATTCGTTCTGCAGATGAGAATATTCAAAAGATTCTTTATAACTTATTCTATGACACATTAAACATTGAGTTTAATTTATGGTCATGGATTAGAACAATGGCCAAGTTTGGTGACTTCTATTTAAAATTAGAAATTGCTGAAAAGATTGGTGTATACAACGTGATTCCTTTCTCAGCTTACTCTATCCTTAGAGAAGAAGGAACAAACCCTCAGAACCCATCCTACGTAAGATTTAAGTATGATCCAGCAGCAGTTACAGCAGGGTCAGGAGGATATGCTGGTAGTTATTCAAATTTAATGGGATCAACACCTGAAACTCTCTACTTTGAGAACTTTGAGATGGCTCACTTCCGCTTAATCGGAGATACAAACTACCTTCCTTACGGACGTTCTTACTTAGAGCCAGGTAGAAAGACTTTCAAGCAATTAGTATTGATGGAAGATGCGATGATGATTCACAGAATTGTCAGAGCTCCAGACAAAAGAGCTTACTATGTTAACGTAGGTAATGTTCCTGCTAACGAGGTAGAGAACTATATGCAACGTATGATTAGTAAGATGAAGAAGATTCCTTATGTGGATCCTCAAACTGGTCAGTACAATTTGAAATATAACATGCAGAACTTATTGGAAGATTATTTCATTCCAGTAAGAGGTAATGATACAACAACTCGTATCGATACAGTACCAGGGTTACAGTATAATGGTATTGATGACGTAGATTACTTACGTGATAAGTTGTTTGCTGCATTAAAGATTCCTAAGGCTTTCATGGGTTATGAGAAAGACTTGACAGGTAAAGCAACATTAGCAGCAGAAGATATCCGTTTTGCACGTACTATTGAGCGTTTACAACGTATTGTAGTGTCGGAATTAACTAAGATTGCATTAGTTCACTTGTATACTCAAGGGTATACAGATGAATCTTTAACTAATTTTGAGCTAGAATTAACTACTCCATCTATCATTTATGAGCAAGAACGCATAGCCTTGATGAAGGAGAAGGTTGATTTAGCTTCTCAAATGACAGAAAACAACTTATTCCCAACAGATTGGATCTATAAAAACTTATTTAAGCTATCAGAAGCTGAGAATGATGAGATTAGAGATCAAATGGTTGAAGATAAGAAGAGAGATTTTAGATTAACTCAGATCACAGAAGAAGGAAACGACCCAGCTTCATCAGGTCAAGCATTTGGAACACCGCATCAGATTGCATCTCTATATGGAGGAGCAGGCATTCACACAGCAGCAACTAATGTTCCTGTAGGATATGATGAGAAAGATCCATTGCATCAACCACAAGCTCCTGGCAAACCTTCTACTCAAACATCTATGATAGGCACTGATAATGATCCATTAGGAGCAGATAGATTAGGTACTCAAGCATATAAAGCCAAGGAAACTGGTGGTGAGAATGGAAGCTTAAAGGCTAAATTCCAAGGAGGTTCTCCATTAGCATTAGAGAATAGTGTAGCAAAAGCACAGTTCCTTATGAATAAATCAATGTTTGATAAGTTAAATCCTAATAGAAAGGTACAGCTCTTTGAGAAAAGTGACTTACTAAATGAGGATAATATAAAAGAGAATCTTTAATTTATCTACTATTTATAGATAAGTACATACAAAAAATATGAGCTCAATTAAAAAACACTCAAAGTTTAAAAATTCTGGTATACTGTTTGAACTGTTAGTAAGACAGGTCACATCGGATATGATGTCGAATAAGGACTCTCAGGCAGTTAGAATAATTAAAAAATACTATTCTGGTACCGAAATAGCTAAGGAGTATAGCTTATACACCTCTCTAATTAACTCACCAAAGTTAAATGAATCTAAATCAGAGATTTTATTAAACACGGTGTTAACTGAAGCTAAAAAGCTTAATTTAGAGAAATTAAATAGAGAAAAGTTTAATTTAATTAGAGAAATTAAGAAGTATTACGATTTTGATAACTTCTTTAAGGCAAAAATATCAAACTATTCAGTATTAGCATCCATCTCAATCTTATTCGAAGCTACTAATAGCACTGAAGTTGTTGATCCAAGACAGATCGTAACTAATAAATTAACTCTTCATGAGCACATTACACAGGTAAAACTTGATGCTAAAAAGGCAGAAAGAAAGGTAGTTGAGGAGTTTATGAAGGAAGATAAGGACGTTCGTATCCTTGCTTACAACATTTTAGTTGAAAAATACAACCAAGTTTATAGTGATTTGTCAGATGATCAAAAAGAAGTACTAAAAGAGTACATTAATTCAGTATCAGAGACAGTAGAACTTAAAAATTACTTGAATAAAAAATTAGATGAGGCCAAGAAGACTATTGTAGAGCTTTCAAATAAGATTCAAGATCAGGTTGTTAAGATTAAATTAAATGAAATTGTATCGATGATGAAGCCAATTTCAGACAGGCAAACTATCAAAGAAGACCATTTAGTAGCATTATTGCAACATATGGAGTTAATTAAAGAGCTAAAAGCAACCTTATAATATGAAACTTACAGATCTTTTGCGTCAAATTAACGAAGAATCATCTGTAGGTGGCGGAACTACCGCTGGTGCTACTTTTACTCCTGGTACAGGAGAGCAAACAGCAGGAAAGAAAGCATTTAAAGCTAAGGTTCCAAAAGATTATAAAGCAGCTCCATCTATTCCAAATAGAAAATCTAAGGCAATTGACTATAAAAAGATCTTAGAAGTTGAGAATGAGGAGGAGGTAAAGGAGATAAACGAGAACTATAACCGTTTCCGTAATCAAACTAAAACAAGATCAAGCCAAGATCAGTTCCATCAAGCCATCAGAGAAGTCAAAAAGAAGATAGGTGAGGCTAATAGGATTATGGAATATGCTGAAAGATTGAAGAACGAACTAAATGAAGGTGGTGAACCTTTTAAATATAAGAAGCATACACAAGGTGCTTTAGCTCAAATAAAAGAGTCGGTTGTCGG